AGTGGTACGCCGTAGCCTACGGCAACGGGTTATTCGTGGCCGTGGCTGTCTCCGGCACGGGAAACCGGGTGATGACCTCCCCGGACGGGATCACCTGGACGATTCGCACCAGCGCGGCAGACAACGACTGGACCTCCGTAGCCTACGGCAACGGGTTATTCGTGGCCGTGGCCTCCACCGGCGCGGCAAACCGGGTGATGACCTCGCCGGACGGGATCGCCTGGACGATTCGCACCAGCGCGGCAGACAATGAGTGGTACGCCGTAACCTACGGCAACGGACTGTTTGTGGCCGTGGCCACCACCGGCACGGCAAACCGCGTGATGAATAGCCTGAGGTATCCGTTATGAGTTGGCTTGCGTTTATCTTCGTCCTCGAGGCGGGTTTCCAATTCCAGGATGTGCTCATGTACGAGCGCCCCAAGGGGAGCACCAAACGATGAGCGACATCGGCGACAATAAGGCCCTCGCGCTGCTCACCGAGATCCGGGTGATCGTCGGGAAATTGGAGGTTCATGTCGTTGGCAATGGCGGCAAGGGACTGCTACAGCGCCAAGACGAAACAGAACAGCGGCAGGACCAGGTGGGCGAATGGATCGCGAAGCGCCCCAAAGTCTGCCCGGCGACGGGGAAAGAAATCATGAAGAGTCTCGTCCGGGCGGTATCCATCGCCACCGCTGTGCTCGGTCTGATCGTGGGCCTTTCGATCCTGGGGAACAAGTACATGGGCGATTCGCGCCTGGAGAAACTGCAAGAGCAGATGCGGGGCCTGCAAGAAAGCTTTGAAAAATTGATCGAATGAGGAGGGCAAGAGCATGGATATTTTGAGCAGAGTTCTTGGAAACGATGTATCGGTCTGGGGCCGCAACGCCATCGCCGGCGTCGGCTGGGAGGAACTATACGCCTACGACCAGGCCCTGGCCTGGGAGACGATCTTGAGCGCCGCGGCCAAGGTCGACATCACCAGCTCGAGCACCGCGGACACGAACACCGCTGGCACCGGAGCCCGCACCATCCGCCTGGTGGGCCTGGATGCCAACTACCGGCTGCAGTGGGAGGATATCGCCCTGAATGGCCAGACCATCGTCGTGAGCGTACTGAGCTATTTGCGCCTGTTCGCGGCCGAGGTTCTCACTGTAGGTTCCGGCGGTTCGAACGCTGGCGATATCCACATCGTGAAGACCGGCACGGGCGGCAGCTACACCGCCGGCGTCCCGGGAACCCTTACCAGCGCCCTCTGCAAGATGCTGATCGGCGTCAATAGCGCCATGAGCGGGATCTTCACCGCGCCGGCTGGAGAAGCCTACCAGGCCATGAGTCTGGCGGTCGGCGTTCGCACTCAAGCCGCCATCATCGCGCTGGCCTTCTATCCGGTCGGGGGCCCGCTGATCACGCCGTATCAATTCGAGTTCGCTGCCGGAGCGGCCGCGGTCCTGAATCTGGAACGCTTCCGAATCACGCTGAAGGAGAAGCAGGACCTGCGCATGCGTGTACAGGGAGCCGCCGCCAGCGCCATCGCCCAGGCCACCCTGCAGCTAAAGAAGACCTGACGCCCATGAGCATGAGTACCAGCATCTACTTGCTGACCCCAGAAGCTTGCGCCCGGGCCCAGGAACTGGTCGCGGCGCTGGATCGGGTCGGCATCAAGTACAAGGTCACCTCAACGCGGAGAACGACCGAGGAACAGATCGCGCTCTACTGCCAGGGCCGGGCCCCGCTGGAGATCGTGCAGCTCCTACGGCAACATGCCGGCATGCCCAAGCTGCACGAATCGGAGAATAAGTACACGGTCACCAAGGCCGATGGCGTGAACAGAGAATCCGAGCACCAGCAGGGCAGGGCGATCGACATTGCCGTGTTGATCGAGGTAGAGCGGGGGGAGCCGAAGAAGAAGGAGCTGGTGCCCACCTGGAACTACATGGAGTATTCCAGGGAGTACCGAGCCATCGCGGATCTTGCCCGGCGCTTCGGTTGGAACTGCGGGGCAGACTGGCCGCCCATCAATCCGGCCACCGGCCTGGGCGCGGACCCCCCGCATCATCAGATGAAAAGTTGAATCGATGGACATAGATCTGATCGAAAAGAAAATCCGAGAACTTCAGATTCTTTTAGCTACAGGGGGATTAGCCGCACACGCCGCTCTGACCGGATCCGCTGCGCATGGCGCCGTCTCAGCCCCGACGCCCAATCAAATCATAACGAGGGATGCTGCCGGCCGCGCGCAGGTGGTTGCGCCTTCGGTGACCGCGGATATCGCCCGCAAGGACACCGTGGACGCGGTACAGACCAACCTCACCAATCACGCCGAGTTGACCAATCCGCATAGTGCAACGGCAGCGGCCACCGCCGATCGGCTTGTGCTTCGGGACGGAGCCGGACGGGCGCAGATCGTCGCGCCTTCGGTGGCCGCGGATATCGCCACGAAGGGGTATGTCGACGGTCTGACAGGGCTTGCGCTTCTTTACATCGAGGACCAGAAACCAGCGGGCACGGATGGCGGCAGTTCTGTCGCGGGTTCTTGGACCCAGCGGAACTTGAATACAATCCTGCTAAACTCGATCAGTGGCGCGAGCCTTGCGTCAAACAGGATCACCCTGCCGGCAGGGACATATTTTGTAGAGGCGTCTGCTCCGGCATATCACGCGGATTGGCATAGGTTAAAATTATATAATTACACTGACAGCTTAGACATTCCGATTGGGACCAGTGAATATGCTGTTTATTCAACTTCAAATATGGTCCAGACAAGAGCGTTTGTTAAAGGTCCTTTCACGCTGGCCGCCCAGAAAGAGGTGGAGCTGCGGCACCGTGTTCAAACGGCGCGAGCAGATTATGGATTTGGCGCGGCGAGCAACTTCGCGGTGATCGAAGTGTACTCGCAAATCGAGATTAGGAAGATCGCATGAGGAACGCGATGCACGGCAACAACGGCACCCACCGCACCGGGGCCTACACCCACGGGCCGGAGATCGGAATTAACTTCATCATCAGGACTTAGGAGGGCAGCAAGATGAACGGTTTGCTTGAGGACGCCACCGGCAGAAGCTCGACCCTCCGTCTCTGCGTTCTGCTGGCCGTGGCCGCCGGCCTGGCCACCATCGGCGCCGGCCTGGTCGGATTTTTCCTCGAGATCAAGGAATCGATGCTGGTAATCGGTTCAGGCCAAAGCACGATCGCGCTGGTCCTGACCCTGAAGGTCTGGCAGCGATCGGTGGAAGAGAAGGCCGTCCAAGCGGCCGGGGAGAAAGGAGCATGAAGAATGCAGGGAAAATCGTGCTGGCCCTTGTGGCCGCTGTTCTGGTTGGTTTTTTCCTTGGCCTATTTCTACCCGGCCTGCCCTTCGGCAGCGGAGCCGCAGACCGGGCCCGAACTCGCAATCTGGCAACCCTCCTCGCTGCCGTTACTGCAGACCGTGATCGCTACGAACGCGAGAGCGAAAATCTTGTTGCAGCGGTTGGCCGAGCGGAATCAAGAAATAAAGAGCTTGAAGGCTACCATCGAGCAGCTCGAGCAGCAGGGGCTCGACTCGACAGCCAGCTACGCGGAATTGTCGGAACAGCTCAGGCTGGCAGAGATCTCGCGGGAAGCCTTGAGCAAGGAAGTGAGGGAGATCTCCAGCTCGCGGGCGAGATTGCAGCGGGACTACAACGCACAGAAGACCTCGTCCGACAACTACCGGATGGAGGCGGGTCTTCAGGTCCGTGAGATCAAGCGAGAGCGCAACGGCTGGCGCCTGGCGGGGATCGGGGGAATCCTGGCGGCCATCGCCGCCGTGATCTACGCCGCAATGAAGTGAGGAGGAGCGTATGCCCAAAAATTCGGCCGTCCATCATCTTTACGAGGACCTACTCAAACAGGGGAAGTCCAAGGAGAGCGCGGCCCGCATCGCCCAGGCCAAGACCGGCCTGAGCTTGCAGACCGGAAAGCCGCCCAAGCACAAAGGCCGGAAATAGGTCGCAACACAACTGTAAACAGAATCTTGCGCCATAGGTCCAGAACCGGCCATTCCGCTTTACAAACGTGTACCGGATGACCCCCCCAAAGGGGTATGTCCAGGGGTGCGCCAGGACTTTTTCCAATTCGGGACCGAGAGGCCGACAGTTCAAATCTGTCCAGCCCGAAATAAGTACAAAGCCGGCAAAGAATTAGAAGCCGCCCCCAAACGAGGGCGGCTTCTTTTTTGCCCAACTCGCTACAGAATGACAACAGAATCCTTGATTTCTTGCACGGAGGGGCTACCATTGGGCGCATGGCTCGACGTTCGTCACCCGACAAGTATCACCTGTATGTGAGACCCAACCGCACCGCGCGGAACCGGATCTGGTACGCCTGGTGGTGGGAAGGGGAGAAGAGGACGGCCCGCTCCACGGGCTGCCGGCTCAAGACCGATGCCCTGCGGGAGTTGGAGAAGTGGAAGGCCCAGGACCGGCAGAAGATCTCCGGCACGTTGGCCGCGTTTGCGCAAGACTTCTTCATTCCCGGCCGCTGCCCCTACATAGCCTGGAAGGCCGAGCAGGGGGGGATCAAGAAGCACACCGTCTACGAGCATCGGCACAATCTCACCCAGCACATCCTGCCGGCGCTGGGTAAGCGACTCCTGGCGGACATCGGCCCGGTGGACGTAGAGACGTGGCTCCGGGGCTTGAGTCTGTCGGGCAGCGCCAAGAACGGGATTCTGAACACCGTCAACATCCTGATGCAGGAGGCCCTCCGGGCCCGCAAGATCAGCCAAGCGCCGCGCTTCCGGCGTTTCGCCCGGCGCTCGATGCAGAAGGACATCCTGAGCGCCGCGGAGTGCCGGGCCCTGTTCCCGGACACGGAGGAGGAGCTGGCCACGATCTGGAAGGTCGCGCCGAAAGACGTCACCGGGTTGATGTTCGGGGTCCTCTTCCGCGTGATGCTACACGCGGGCCTGCGGCCCGGGGAGGGGAGGGCCCTGCACCTCGAGCAGCTCTACGCCGAGCACAACGGGATCCTGATCGACCGGCAGATCGACAGCGAAGACGCGCTTGCCTTGCCCAAAAAGAGCACCACAGTGGACACCCGCCGGCGCCTGGTTCTCGTGCCCAAGCGCACCATGGAGCTGCTCACCTCCTGGGTCGAGCTCGCGGGGATCCAGGAGGGCTACCTGTTCCTGTTCGACGGCAAACCGATCCGCAAGGAGTACTTGAAAAGCCGCTTCAAGACGGGGCTGAAGACTGCCGAGATCCGCGTGGGCGAGCGTATCCTGGTCCCCTACAGCCTGCGCTACACCTTCCGCTCGCGGGCCGAGGGCAACCTGGATCAGCGGGCGATCATGGACATGATGGGCCACCGTTCCCTGGAGGTCTCGGACATCTACCTGCGCTTCGATCCGGATCAGTTCGCGGCGTTGAAGCAGTACCAGGGGAGCATCGAGTCAATCTGGTGAGCCAATGGGCCAATATTGCCAGCCAAGCTTTTTGAGAACTTCTTTTTTGTATCTTGTGAGATAGACAACAGAATCTATACCAAATTCTTTTTTCTTGAGCGGGATATTCGATATTTCGATAAGGAGTCTGCGTCTTTCTTCCTGCGCGCCTTCTTTTTTTCCTCGCTCATAACCGCGTTCTCTTGCTTCTTCAACTTCACTTCCCCTGTCCTGGTAACCCTTGCGATAGGCCTGATCCCGAATGTACGTTAATTCATCTTCGCTGATTTTTCGCATAGGTTCGAATCATTCCGGCGGCCGGCCCGGAGGCCGTTTCACTGCGAAGGAGCCGAGGAGCATGAGGGCCGCACAGAGAAGATCCAAAACGACCCAAGTTTCCTTGTCCAGATGAACCGGGATGAGCGGATTGAAAAGAATCGCTACAAGCCAGAACAGTACAGCCCAGATGTATTTCTTTGCTCCCCAAGCACCAACTCCAGATATTCCTGCGGAGATAAGTACTACCAAGCGGAGGAAGACATAGTAGCCGTAAGAACTAATGGGCGCGACCGCAATCAAGAGGAATGGTACAGAGGCAAGACTGATCCAGAAAATAGGGCGCTGCTCCAAGAAACGTCGCGATCGTTCATCTGGCATATTCCCTCCCGTGAAGCGATAGAACTATAGGTCACCGTGCTCTTGCAGCCAGCGGCGGGCTGATTCGAAATCAACCACGCGGCAACGTCCGCCCAGGGGAAGCCTTTCCCACGGCTTGAAAAGCAGCCGCCTTTTGTTGCATTTCCCGTATCGCGGCGGTTCGCATTTCTTTCACACGCTCCTCTACCTCAATGCCTGCCCGTACCAACATTCGAATGACTACCTGTAGATCCTCCCCCTTGTAGATTCCTGATTTCGAGAAGGATTCCAGGCTCTTTCGGAGATCCCCATCGATGCGGATTGTGATGCGTTCTTTTTTCAATTGCTCGTCGAAATAGTCTTTTCTTGCCCTGCTCATGGCCTGAAGTATAGCACAGAAATGGGCAACATTTCGCTATTTTTCTCTTGACAAGTCATATATTGTCATATAGAGTTTCATTATGGCAAAGACAGATGTGATGACGATTCGGGTTCCCAAGGAACTCAAGGTTAAGGTAAAGCGCGATGCGGAACAGCAGAGGCGAACGATGGCCAACCAGGTAATTTTCCTCATCGAGCGAGGGATGGAAGCCCTGGGCCAGGGTGAAACCGGGGGAAAACCGGCATGAGCGAGCTGGCGATCCGTCGATTACTCAAGCGGCTATTCCAGAGGCGCGCGGCCAGACCGGGAGAGACGAAGAATGCGTTCCGGCTTGGCGGGGTGATTCGCTTAGATCGGCTTACTCATGATCTTGAATATCTTCCTGGGGGGAATCCGAAGCCCCCGCCGGCGCCGCCCCCGGAGGAAACCAGGAAGAGCCCGGTGCCGCTTCCTGCCAACTGGCCGGTCTGGCAGAGCTACGGCAGGAAGCTGCAGAAGGTATTGGCAGAGCTGAACCTGCAAGAATCCTACGTGAAAACGGTTCAGCGGACGGCTAAGGGCCTCTTGCTGACCATCGAGGCTTCTATGCCTTTTCTTCTCCCTCCCTACCTGGTGATAGATCCAGAGGCGGAAGCTCCGAAGAAAACGCCCGAAGCACCTGTTCCGGTTGAGGCGGGCAAGCCGTCGGCGCCGCCTGGACTGAAGACGGCCTACGAAAGCTGGATTGAGGCGGGCAAGCCGCCAGCGCCGGCGGGGTTAAAGACAGCAACGGAAGCGCTGGAACCCCCTACAGACGAGCGACATACGAAAGCATGAGCCTACCCACGGACTGCATTCTATCCAGATATTCGCTTTCGGATTTTCGGAGTCCCAGAAGTCTTTCTTTTTCCTTGTCGGGCAAGGCCGCGAAGAACATGAAGGTCCATTCCTGCGCCTTGATTCTGATTTCGCTTTCGGTCATTCGACGCCTCCTGTCCTTGGCTATGGTTGTGAGTCCCCCTCCCAGCGTAGCCGACCCAGGGGGCGTTTTCAACGAAAGGAGCGGCCATGAGTGAGCTGGCGATCCGTGCCGGCGAGCGCCTCTATACCGCAGAGGAGGTCGCGCGCCGTCTGCATGTTTCCGACAAGAGCATTCAGCGCTGGTGCCGGGAGGAGCGCCTGGGCTACTACCGCCTGGGTTATAAGATCCTGCGCTTCTCGGAAGGACACGTCGAGCAGTTCCTGCGAGAGCAGGAGAAAACCAGAAAGGAGCACACCGATGCCCACACTTGAAATCAGCCAGAACCTGTACGCCCGGATCAGCGAGCGGGCCTTCGCCCTCAAGCGCGATATCGATCTGGCCGCCGGGCCCAACCCCATCGACCCGCGCATGGCCCGCGCCAAGCAGAACGCCTATATCCTGGTCGCGGCGCTGCACGAAGTCGATATCGTACCGGAAGGAGGCCGCTTCGAAAGCGCAGCGTTTTTAGACGACGCACCATTGGGATCCAAAGCGAGGCCGTAGCGCCCCGCTATTTTTTTGCCAAGGAGGAAGAGGAATGGCAGAGCTAACGTTCGTCAAAGCCGAGCGCAAACAGGCGAAGGTGCGCGTCGGCATCATCGGGCCCAGCGGGAGCGGGAAAACCTACACCGCCCTCCGTCTGGCCAAGGGAATCGGCGGTAAGATCGCTCTCATCGATACGGAGCACCGCCGCAGCGAATACTACGCTAACGAATTCGATTTCAATGTCTTTCATCTGGAGCCACCCTTCACGCCAGAGCGATTCAACCAGGCCCTCGAGGCCGCGGAGGCTGCCGGATTCCAGATCGGGATTATCGATTCGGCCAGCCACGAATGGGCCGGCCGCGGCGGGATCCTGGAGATCCACAACAGCATGCCCGGGAATAGCTACATCAACTGGGGCGCCTGTGGGAAGCGGCACGCCACTTTCGTCGAGAAAATCAACTACAGCACGATGCACTTGATCCTCACCATGCGCGGGAAGGACCTCTACGTGTTGGAGGAAAACGAGAAGGGCAAGCAAGTGCCCAAGAAGGTCGGCGTGGGCGCAGAGCAGCGCCCCGGTTTCGAGTACGAGCTGACCTGCAGCTTCATGCTGGACACCGACACCCATGGGGCCACCGTGGAGAAGGACAACACCCATATTTTTGAAGGCAACTATGGGTTGCTCACCGAGGAGCATGGCAAGTTACTCCTGGCATGGGCAGAGAAGGGTCTGAAAGTAGCTGCGCCGGAACCCCCGAAAGAGCCGCCTCCGGAAGCGAAGCAAGGCCAGCCGCCGGCAGGACAGGGGCAGACCCCCGCAGCCGCGGAGCAGGGCCAGCCGTCGGCAGGCGTTGCCAAGCCGCCGGCCGGAAGCAACGGAAACGGCAAGGAGCCCAAGGATCCCAAGCGCCAGGCGGTCATCAACGAAATCGCGGAGCTGGTCAAGGAGGACGAACTGTTCTCTCCGGAGGAGCGCGAGGAGTACAGGCTGCGGATCAAGAAGACCACCACCGCCGGTGTCATGGTCCTCAAACTGGAGATCGCACAGCTCGCCCAGCAGCGAAAGACCTTCGCCGACGAGTTCAAGGCACGGCGGGCGAAGGAGGCCAAGGAGAAGCCGATCCCCGCGCCGGAGGCTCCGCCCCCGGATCCAGCGGCAGAGGCCCAGGCTCTGATCGACGCTGTGACCAACCAGCTCGCCCAGCAAGGCTGGGATGATGCACCCCCGGGCGTAGCGATCGCCGGTCCGGCGAAGAAGAAACAGGACGCCAAGCCGCAGGCCGAGCTCGAGATCTGGTAGGCCGGCTATGAAAGAACCCACCCAACAAGAATGGTTCCGCTACGAAAAAGGAGAAGCCAGACGTATGAAGACTGCAATGAAGCGCCAGACGAAGACAGAATTTCACGGCACGCTGCCCGCGCGGAAGGCCGACGCCTTCCGCAAGAGCGACAAGGGGCATCAGATTTACCGGCTGCAGGATGGCACCCGCGTCCCGGGAGCCACCACCATCACCGGCGTTCTTAACAAGCCGGCCCTGGTGAAATGGGCCAACAACTTAGGGCTCAACGGGATCGATTCGAGCAGGTACGTCGATTCCCTGGCCAACGCCGGGACCCTGGCCCACTACCTGGCAGCCTGCGAGCTACTCAAAGAAGAACCGGATCAGAGCTACCAGGACGAGTTCAGCAAGGTCGACCACGACCGGGCCGCCAACGCCATGCTCTCTTTCTACAACTGGCAGAAGCAACACACCGTCGAGGTCGTCGCCAGCGAGCTGCAGCTCGTAAGCGAGCAGTTCCGATTCGGCGGAACCTGCGATTTCATCGCTACCGTCGACGGCCAGCTCACCCTGGTCGATCTGAAGACCTGCAAGGCGCTTTACGGGCCTACCGACGAGAAATGGAGCCAGGTGGCCGGTTACGCGATCCTCGCCCTGGAGAACGGCCACAAGATCACCGCCACACCCCGGATCCTGCGTATCGGCCGAGAGGAATCGGAGGGATTCGACTACGTCGAGATGCCGGAGCCGGCGCTTCAACGTGAGCGATTCCTGAAATGCCTGGAGCTTTACCGCATCCAAAAGAGGCTCGAAGGCCGCCCCGAGTAACCGGAGGATCCTCTATGGGACAGGAGGGAATGTGAGCAGGATTTCCTTCACCATCACCGACGAAGAGCGGGCCGAAATCGAGGCCTACTGCCGCGCAAAGAAACGCTGGCGCAACCCATCTGCCTTGGCGCGGGATGGCGTTTGGCAACTCATCGCGCGGAATCCTGTTTGCGCAGAGAAGGGCCGCAAACAGGTCCCAAAATCGCCGGAGGGCAGTTTATCGCTTTTAGCCTGAACGTCGCTACGCAGTACTGCGCAGCGGGTCAGGTGGGCGGGATTTAAGGAGTCACGGATGTTGTGTGAGGGCTGCGGCAGAAACATGGCGTGTTGTGTACTTGAGACGGATTTAACAACTAGTCACTGGCAAATATTTCAGGTTTGCGAAGCATGCTGCCACAACATTGAATATCTACGGAAATCATACCTGTATCGCAAACAAAGGGAAGAGGCCCGGGAAAGGGTTAGAAATCAAAGATGCCCTACGTACAATCGCGCGGCTTGCAAGTTTTTTGACCGGCTCAACGAGGTTCTCGGCTGGAATGGGGAGCACGCAGAGAATGGTCACGAAAGAATCCTTGAACGCAAGGGGATGCCTCTGTACCCGGATTATTTTGATGAGCAGAATAAAGTCATCATTGAGTGGCTTGAATCATATCACTTTGCCAATTCAGGAGAGATAGAGAAATCGGCAAGTCGCCTCGGTTGGTATAGGGCGAACTTCCCCGACTATGCAATATTTTTCATTCCGGAAGGGTGGCTCAAGACGCAGTCCTGTTATGAAAAACTGATGGATGCTCCATCCGCAGCGAGTCCAGCGGAACTAAGAGAATTATTGCAGGAATCTCAAGGGGTGCTACTGGGGGGAGGGGATCAGTGATGAACAGACAGTCCACGGAGGCGTATTACGACCTTCGTTTAGAAGGCGGTCTGTGACCGCGAAAGGAGCAAAAACATGAAATTCGCAGCTACCCTGGCGGGGATCACCCCCAAGGACAAGACAGAGGGCTTGAGGATCGAGATCAAACTGGACATGCAGTTCGATTCCGGCCTGTTTGCTCAGCTCGGGGAGTGCTTCGGGGACCGCGTGACGGTCGGCATCAACGACCCGCAACTCCACCTGGAACTCGAGGAAGAGCAGGAGCCGGCCGCAGCCCGCTCATGAGTTACCCGGGCGTGCCCGCATGGATCCGGATCAGCGATGCCCCCGCCACCCACAGCGGCATCGGCGGGGACAAGACCGCCGGGGAGAAGCGGAAGCGCTCCTTCCCCTGGAACCACAAGCTGCTGTCGGCCGCGGCCAAGGCCCGGGTTTCCGGCGCCAACTGGAAGACACTCGCCGAGTTTCTCACCGACAAGACGGGCCGGCAGATCAGTCCGGATGCCGTCGCCAACCGCGTCCTGCGATTCGAGGAGGAGGAGGAAGCGAAATGATCTGGCAGCAGATCCAGCAGGTCCCATGGGCCGGGCTGGCCTTTCAGGCCGAGAGCGTGATCATCGCCCTGATGGTCTGGCAGCTTACCAAGCATTTTTACCACGTGGCCTGGATGCGGTATGCACCCGACAAGGCCCGGGACACCATCCATCAGCTTCTGCGCGAGAAGGCCCGCGCGGCCAAGCGGGAGAAGGAGCTGCTCGAGGAGCTGGCGGAAGCCCGGGGCCAGATCGCCGCAGTCCACAAGGGACTACAGAAGCCCGAGCATGTAGCACTCGTCTACCCGGAAACACCGATGGGCAGGGTTACCGCGCGGAGGACCGGATGAAGGCGAAGACCGAAGCCATCCTCAAGCGCCGCGGTCTGCCCTTCGCCGCGGTCGACCACGTGGTCATCGACGACGAGCGAGTCACCGCCACCGCCCTGCTGGTGTACGTGATCCTCTGCCGGCATGCCAACTACAATACGGGCGTGGCCTTCCCAAGCATCAACCTCATGCAGCGCCGGTTGAAGATTCGCCGTCAGGCGATCACCAAGGGGATCATCGACCTGAAGGCCCTGCACTACCTGACGCTGGAGCGCCGCTCAGGCCTGGTGAACCTCTACACTGTAGGCCCGGAGGAAGAAAAAGTTATCCACAACCAGTTCCGCAGTGGAACTGGTCTCCCAGGTAACCAGTTCCGCGTCGGAACTGGGGTAGTTCCGCGTCGGAACTGGGGTAGTTCCGCGTCGGAACCCGAACGAGATACATCTTCAGAATTACTTAAAGAGATTGCGTCTCCCTCCCCCGGCCAAGAGAGCAGAGGAGACAGGCAGGCCGCGATTCACGGCCTGCGTTCCGTACTTCGGGCGCTACCCGGAGGGGACGCCATCGTCGCCCAAATCGAAGCGAGAGAGGAGAAGAAAGCATGAACGAGAAAGTGGAGCAGATCCCCCTGGGGCAGATCCGGCCCAACCCATGGAACCGGAAGCACGGCGGATTCAACCAGGCCAAGCTGCAGGAGCTGGCCGAATCAATCAGGATAGTCGGCGTCCTTCATCCCGCGCTGGTGCGACTGAACCCCGTCAACCCCCACGCCGATGAGCCCAACGAGCTGGTCGCCGGCGAGCGCCGCTGGAAGGCCGCCCGCCTGGCCGGCCTGGCCACCCTTCCCTGCGTGGTGCGCGAGATCGATGACGCCACGCTGATGAAGATCGCGACCATCGAAAATCTGCAACGCGAGGACATCCATCCCCTGGACGAGGCGGAGGGCTACGCCCGCTTGATCGCCAAAGGCGACTACGATGTGGAACTCCTGGCGAAGGAGGTAGGCCGCAGCCCGAGTTACATTTACCAACGCCTCAAGCTGCAGGACTTGATCCCGCCCGCGAAGAAGCAGCTCGAGGAAGGCAAGATCCAGGCTGGCCACGCCATCCTGATCGCCCGCCTGCAACCGGCCCAGCAGAAGGAGATCCTCGGCTGCTTCCTGTTCCAGCGGGGCGAGGAGATCTCGGTGCGCGAGATCGACGTCTACATCCGCCAGCACATCCTGCTGGAGCTGAGCAGGGCAGCCTTCAAGAGAGACGACGCGGAGCTGGACCCGAAGGCCGGGCCCTGCACCACCTGCCCGAAGCGCACCGGCTACCAGCCGGCGCTTTTTGCAGACGTCTGCAACGGCGGCAAGAAGGACTACTGCACAGACCCGCCCTGCTTCCACGGCAAGCTGGAGGCCCTGGTGCAGCGGCGCCGGCAGGAGCTCAAGGGCCAGAAGCACCTCGAGGTCCTGGACCGGGGAGCTTATGGCCTGGACTGGAAGGAGCAACAGCGGCTAAAGAAAGCCGGCGTAAAAGAATCCTCCGCCTGGGAGGAATGCAAGAAGAGCGACGAGGACGCGGTGCCGGCGCTGGTAGTCGCCGGCGACAACCCGGGCCGGCTGACCTACGGCCGGGAGCGCAAGCAAAACCGCTATGGCCGCTCCGAGCCCACCGCCGCGGAGAAGACCGCCCGCAAGAAACAACTCCTCGAGGCGAAGATCCAGGTGGCCATCCGGGAGAGGACCTGGGACGCGGTGATCCGGGTGCTCGAGACCAAGAAGGTATTCAAGGCGATGTCGGCCGAGCTGCTGCGCATGATTGCGCAGAACTTATGGCAGCGGACCCTGAGCGATATTCAAGGGGCCTACTGCCAGGCGATGGGCTGGAAGGAATTGCCCAGGCAGTCGGGGGAATACGGCTACCCCTGGGAGCGCATGGGCAGGACACGGATCGCCAAGTACGAAAGCGACGAGCTACTCCAGTTCATGCTGACCGTCACCCTGGCCCAGGACCTGATCGGGCCTGGCTGGCACGGCACCGAATGTCGGCGGATGAAGGAGGTAGCCGCGATCTACAAGCTGGACATCGACGCGATCGCGGCGCAGGTCCGGAAGGAGTTCACCGAGAAAGCCAAGGCGAGGGAGGAGCGCGCCAAGAAGGCGGGCAAGCCGAAGGCCAAGAAGAGGGCGCCGGCGAAGAAGCCGCAGGCAAAGAAGGCGGAGGCCTCCCCATGAGCTGGCTGGCTTTCATCTTCGCCCTGGAGGCGGGCTTTCACGCGCAGAGCGAATTGATGTTCACGGCGCCCGGCTGGGACGGCGGAAGCCTGCAGGCCGGCTACCAGATCGAATCTCCCTACGTCACGCTGGAGGCCGCCGGGGAGCTGTTCGATTTCCTGCAGGTGGGCGGATCGGCTCAGATATTCTTTGCCGACACGCTGGGCTGGCAGTATGCCCCCTACGACGCCCGTTTCGTTTTCTTCTTCCAGGCCAGCAAGTACGGATTCACGGTGCGCTGGCAGCATCTCTGTATTCATCCACTCCAGAGCGAAGACCGGCCTGACGTGGGCTTCTTGTTGGGGGGCGGCGACACGATCTCGCTGCGTTACGAGGCGAAAATCCGCGGAAGGCCGGCGGGGCGGAACAGGGGACAATGAACATCGACCGCGGCGCGATTGTAGGCCAGGACCTTTTCGGCTCCTTCGTCTACGAGGCCGACCTGCTGCCCATCCCCAGGACCCGGATCCAGCGGGCCCTGGGCAAGTACCACTATCGCCGGAGCTTCGACCGGAAGATCTGCCGCAAGACCTGCGCCGAGATGTTCCGGCATCTGGGCCGCTACTACAAATGCCGCCTGGTAGGCCTCGGCGCCTCATCGGCGACAGACATCCGGGGGCGAAACGTATGCGATGCATGGAGGCCGATCGATGCCATTTAGCGATAAGCCAGACGGCCGCCCGACGTCGCCGCAGGAGCTGCTGTCCGAGGCGCTTTACATCGCCAACGAGATCGATAACTGCGTGATGGTCGTGCGAATGAAGAACAAGACCAATCAGACCCACTGGACGAACCTCGACGCCATCACGGCCCTGGGCCTGCTGGAGTATGGCAAGGCCGCAATCCTCGACCAATATTTCGAGGACGAGGAAAAGGAGTAAGACCGTGGGCGAATGGCGGTTCTGCAGATTTCCACTACCAGGAGAAAGACCATGAACGCTGCCCAACTAAAACGCTTGGAGCTGATCAAAGCCCGCCACGACGAGCAAGGGAATCCTGACGGAGACAAAGGCTGGCTCATCTACCGCCTGGAAATGGAGGCAGCCCTTTGCCGAGGACTGCAGGCCAAGATCCGGGGGTTGAGGGACCAGGTAGCAAGGTGGCTCACCTGAACGCAGGAGGGGAGAAGGGGGCGCCGATGAAGTAAAACCCGCGAAGGACCAAGGGCCCGCAAAGAGGCTGGGCCCGGGCCGGCGCTGGCCGCAACCGGCGTCGGCTTTTCATAAATCATCACGAAGGAGAGAGGAGAAACAGAATGGACCAACAGAATGGACCAACAGAACGAAACAAAGGACAGGCAACCCTCGGCAGCGGGGCATTCATGAAGGGGCCCGAGCTCATGCAGGAGCAGAAACCCGCGGAAATGCCGGGTCTCACCGAAGGGCGCATCGTTCACTACGTGCCGGAAGTCGGCGGCCACCGCGCTGCGATCATCGTGCGCAACTGGCACACGCCCAGGGGAAGTTGCAACCTCCAGGTTTTCCTGGACGGGAGCAACGACAAGTATTGTGGACCGAACGTGGAGGAATGCGATCGCGGGATCGCTTGGCGCAGCTCGGTGCTGTTCGACGCAGAATTGAAGCCGGGCACCTGGCACTGGCCGGAGAAAACATGACCACGATGCCGGCGCTGCGCAAACGGCGCCGGCGATCTTTCCATCAGGAGGAGCGATGAAGACCAAGGAACTGAAGCAGTTCGTGAAGACCCGCGCCGGCGTGGGGCTCAAGCGCCTCGAAGACGCCTTCTTTCTGCAGCGCTGTATGGGCGGCTACGCGGAACGCCAGAAGCTGAAGGCCACGGACCTGGAAGTCGCCGCGGCCGTGGTCGAGAGCCGGAAGGAAATCATCCAAACGCTCGCCGACCTGATCGCCCTGCAGGCCATGTGCGAGCAAAGCAAGATCCTGGGCGGCATCCTTCTGCGCCGGCACAAGCGGATGATTGACGAGATGAACAAAGAAGCCAGGGCTATCAAGAAATCCGGAGGAGCAAGCGATGGAGAAAAAAAAGCCGCCGCCATCAGCCTGGGAACGGGAGCTGGCAAAGGCGAGGCGAAAGTTCAGCCGCATGTCTAAGCTGCAAGGTAAGAACAAGATCATCTGGCAGCTACGCTGCCGACCGTAAGGAGAATCCATGGAGCAAATAGAGCTGAAATATCAGGCCGCGGACGAATCTGCGATTCATATCATCTTTGAAGAACTCAAGAAGGCAGAAATCAAATTCCCTGGCTGGCCCGTGGATCCAGTACACGGCGCCGGCATTATGGCAGAGGAAGCCGGAGAGGCCGTGAGAGCTGCTCTTGATCTCTACTATGGCCGCGGATGCAAGGGAGACCTGATCAAAGAAATTGCACAAACCGGCGCGATGGCTATCCGTTTTTTGATTGCCATGTTGCGAAAGAGAGAATGAGCTATGGACGAAAAACACCTCAAACAGATTGCAGATTCCCAGGAGCACACCACCCGCAGACCCGACTGGTGGGAGGCAGCCAGGCGCAGCCGTATGGAGAAGGCCATCACCGAGCGCCCCATCACGATCACGATCGCCCGCGGGACTTTCTATGTTGATCTGGTGAAGCCCCTGCGCGGGGATCCCTACGCGGTTTACCACAGCGCACAGGGGATCACGGTTCACGATTGGAAACCCACCAGCAAGATGGTCGACGAGATCACCCGGTGGAAGCCATGGTGAAAAAGCCCAGCAAAACAGCCGTGGAACAGCGGTTGATTGGCGAATCCTGCATCGCGTGCCATGCCTGCTGCCACCACCTGGTGCTCAAGCTGAAGCCGCAGGACCTGGGCCGGAACATAAAGGCAGCGCTCGCGGCGGAGGAGTACGAGCCCGCCAAGTACCGACTAATGCCCAGGAAAAGGGCAGACGATGGGCAGACCTACGGAAAAAGCCCAACCTGGAATTTCTATTGCCCCTTCCTGCCTGGCAGCGGCCACTGCAACATATACGAAACCCGGCCCGACGCCTGCCGGCTGTTCAAACGCGGGGGCACCGCCTGCCATACCCAACGGAGGTTATACCGGCATGCCAACCAAGGCTGAGAAGACGCCCATCCGGATCACCTGCTCCGGGAAGGGCCTGATCGCCCGCAAGCAGCTCATCGCCCTGCAAGGCCACCTCAAGAAGATCAGCCGCAAGAACCTCGAGAAGCTGAAGAACCGGATCCTGAAAAAGGGATTCAACGTGCCCTATCACGTCTGGATCGACGAGCAGGGTGCCAGCTACATCCTCGACGGCCACCAGCGCACCCTCGCGCTGATGGAGTTAGAGGCCCAGGGCCACCCCGTCCCCGATCGGCTACCCTACGATATCATCGAGGCGAAGGACATCGAGGATGCCAAGGACGCGCTACTGGGCATATCCAGCCAGTACGGGGAATTCACCCTCGAGGGCCTCCGCGATTTCAGCGCCGGCATGAAGCTGGACGCCGACCTGCGGCTGCCCTCCGGGGAGATCCGCCTCGAGACGGTGCGGCCGACCAGGGACGAGAGAGGAGATGACGACCTGCCAGGCGGGGCCCCGAAGATCTCCAAGGACGGGGACCTGTGGGGCCTGGGGCCGCACCGCATCCTGGCCGGCGACAACAGGGCCCGCGCATCGTACACGGCCCTGCTGGCCGAGGAGCGCGCGCAGCTCGTTTTCACCGATCCGCCGTACGGCGTGGACTACGATAGCCGCGGGGAGGCCAAGTATCTGGGCGGAATCTCCAACGACGAGAAACGAGGCGCGGAGCTCGAGAAGACAGTACTCGCGCCGGCATTCCGCCAGGCCGTGGCGCACACCCTCGACGAAGCAGCCTTCTACATTTGGCATGCGTCAGTGAGCCGGAAGTACTTCGAGCGAGCCCTGACCGCGGCCGGCCTGATGGAGCGGCAGTACATCATCTGGCTGAAGCCCTGGATCGTCATGGGCCGGGGAAACTACCACTACCAGCATGAGCCCTGTTTTTACGCCGGCAAGGGCCAAACCACGCCGCGGTGGACCGGGGACCGCACCCAGAGCACCACCTGGACCGTGGCCGTCCGCAAGAAGGCGCAGGCGTTCGCAGTGCTGGCCGAGGGGATCCTGCTGGCCGACCCGGAGGGCAACCATCTTTACCTGCAGCACGATCCGCCGCGCAGTAAGAAACACCGCAGCATGATGCTCGAGCCCGGCGAGTCGCTGCTGCTCACCACCCTGCAGGGATCGGACGTCTGGGAGGCCAGGCCCGACACCAAGGCCGACTACCTTCATCCCAACCAGAAACCCGTGGAACTCGCGCAGCGCGCCATCCTGAACAACACCGAGCCCGGGGAGATCGTGCTGGATATGTTCGCCGGCAGCGGCAGCACCTTGATCGGTTGCCAAAGGACCGGCAGGCTGTTCCGCGGCATCGAGATAGACAAGCGCTTCGTGGACCTGATAGTAAAGCGCTGGTGCCTGTGGATCCACGCACGGCACCTCGAGCCGGAGGTGACGCGGAATGGCAAGGCGTTCGAGTGGCGCCGCTTCTGCCCGGAAATCGCGTAAGAAACTGGGGCGCCACAAGAAGCCAGGTCCGCCCCGGAAATCGCGCAGGAAGCCGCTGCCGCATAAGAAGTCGGGCCCTCCGAAGGGCAGACCGGCTACCGGCCGGCCTTTCGGGACGAACGACCCGCGCATCAACAGGAAGGGGCGGCCACCCAGCGGCCAAGCCTATGCGGAGATGATCCGCGAGCTCGCGGAGGCGAAGGACGTCGACACAAGGGACGGCCGGAAGATCACCAGGCGCCGGGCGGTCGTCGACAAACTCTATTCGAAGGCCATCCAGGATGGGGACCTGATCGCCATGAAGTATCTGATCGAGAAAAGCGACGGCGCCCCGAGCGGGGCAGAGGTAGCGGAGGGCGGGGCTCTGGTGCAGATATTCGCCTACATTCGCACGGCGATCTTCCGGGCCACCATGGACCAGCCGGAGGTCCGCGCGCGCATCGTCAAGCAAGTTGAGGCGGCCATACCCGTCGACGCGGAGGAAGCGTGAGCCGAAGCAGCTACGAGGACTTGATCCGTTTTCTCAACGCCCCGGGAAGATCCAAGATGGAGCCGCCCAAGCAGGAGCAGCCGGCGCTATTGCAGCGGCAGTTCAGGGTGAGGAAACACTACAGTCCACTGCCCAGAGGATGCCTCGAGGACCTGGCCAACCAGCTCGACCCTCTGCGTTACACGTTGGGCCTGACACCCAACCGCTTTCTCTGGCAGCAACGCGTCCTGGCCAGCACCCACAAGCGGAAACTGATCAACGGCGCCAGGCAGTCCGGGAAGAGCACCATCATCGCCGCCAAGCCCGCCCACCTGGGCCGATTCTTCTACGGCTGCATGGCCATCGTCGTCGGGGCCACCGAAAAGCAGGCCACCGAGGACATGGAAAAAATCAAGGACTACATCAGCCGGGATCCCCACTACCCACGGATCGTCCGCGACTCCGATTCCCTCCTCGAGACGGAGCACGGCACGCGCATCCTGGTGGTCCCGGCCACAGAGAAGGGCGCCCGCGGCTATTCCAACCCGGACATCACCGGCAACCGGAAGATCGACCTGATCATCCTGGACGAGGCCGCCCGCATCGAGGATGGCGTCTATCGCTCCGGCATCCGACCCATGTTGACGGACAACCCCTGGTGCGAGCTCCTCGCCATCAGCACCCCGAACGGCCGGGAGGGATTTTTCTACCGCGCCCAGGCGAGCGAGCAGTGGGAGAAATACGAGATCCGGGCGCCATGGGATGTGGACGATCAAGCCTGGGATCTGCTGCCGGCAGCGCTCAGCGAGGCACAGTACCAGGCCCTGCGAGCGAAGAAGGGGATCCAGGCGTTCCACAGCCCGCGGCACCTGGATCAGAAAGAGCAGCTCGATAACCTCGAGGAGATGGGCCCGCGCTTATTCAGGCAAGAGTACCTGGTGGAGTTCGTGGAGCCGGAAATGCAGGTCTTCGCTTATGACCATATCGAGCGAGCATTCAGCGACGCGGTGCAGCCGATGAGCTTCGGTCTTCCGGAGATCGCCGATATCCCAGTCCTGGAGGTTCACAGGTGAACGAGTACGCCGTGCTCTGCGACCCGGGCAAGCGCCGGGATTCCGCCATCTTCATGGTCGCCAAGCACACCGGCTTGATCGTCGAGAAGGCCCTGCCCATAGGTAACGTCGACCGCCTGCGATTCCTGATGGATATCGTCTTCATCGACAAGTTCTTGAGGCGCAGCTACGAGGAGCTGGTCGACAACGCGGTCACTCTCTGCGGGACCAAGGAGCTGGCCAACAACCACGACCTGCTGGTGGACGGCGCCGGCGTCGGGGAGCCGGTCATTGACATGATGCGCGCCAAGCTGCTCAATCCCATTTCTATCCTCGCCACCGGCGGGGAGAAGATCAAGGAGATCAAAGCGGGCTTCGGACAGTTGCAGCCGGCCCAGGCCGGCAAGTTGCAGCCGGCCATCGGCCTGGCCGAGATCCACGTGCCCAAGAAGGACCTGGTCTCCGCCGGGCAGATCGTCCTGCAGCAGAACCGCTGCCGCATCGCCCAGGCCCTGCGCTGGCGGGAGGAGTTCGAAAAGCAACTCAAGCACTTCAAGCCGCCAGACGGGAAGAGGCGCAAGACCTGGGAAGCCGACGAGACGGAGGTTCACGACGACATGGTCACCACCTACCTGATGGGCGCATGGTGGTTTACGCGGTTGTATAAGGACGATATAATTCCCGACCAGCCACCCGCCCGGAGCGGGAAGCGAACCGCCGAGTGGGATCCCATGGATTATTTATGAGGAGGGGAACCATGCCGATCGCGCCTGTAAAACCGAAAACCGATTGGGCCAACACGGAGTTGTTTGAGGGAGCCCCGCGGATTTCAGAGAGCGCCACCAATGCGCTCTTCGGCATTCGGGCCCAGGAGAAGATCCGCGTTCAACCCTTGATCCCCAGGTGGCAGGACATCGCCAGTTACATCAACCCGGCGATGGCGGATTGGGGAGAAGACAGCGACGAGAGCCAGCCCCAGCCCGACTTCCGCAGCCTTTACGACATGACCGGACCAACGGCATCAAGCGATTTCGCGGACGGGGTGCAGGCCAACGCCTTCAGTCGCACCGCCCCCTGGCTGCGGCTGCTGATGGAGGAGGATCGCCTCAACGAGCTACACGAAGTACGCCTCTGGTTGCAGGCCATGGACCGCCACTGCTACCGGCAGACCAATCAGAGCAACTACTATACCGAGGGGCGCAGCCTCCTGCGCACTGGCGCCGATTTCTCCACGGCGGTGATGTTGCGGGAGAACAACGTCGAGCGCGGCATTCCCAGCTACAAGAACCTTCACCTGAAGCACTGCCTGCTTATGGAGAACCGCTGGGGAGAGGTAGACACCCTGATCCGGGACCTATGGCTTGCGCCCTTTGAGGCCGTCGCGGAGTTCGGCATCGACAACGTGCCCCCCAGGGTCGCCGACGCCTACCGGACCAACAAGGTGAAGAAATGGTTGTTTCAACAGTTCATTTTCCCATTCGGCAAGTTCGACCTGGACATCGACGAGAAGAGCCTCCGCGGCATGCCGATCTATTCCCTGTACACTTGCCAGCAGGAGAAGCGTGCCATCCGCGCAGGCGGTTACGAGCGCCGGCCTTTCTGGGCCTGGCGCCACAGCCGCAACCCGGACGGCAGCCCATACGGAGGCGACGGACCGGGCTACCACCAGCTATCCAACGTGAAGCAGCTCAACGGCATGCGGCGCGACATCAGCCGTCTCCGCCAACGCGCGGCCCAGCCGCCCCTGAAGGCCACCGATCGCCTGCAGGGCCGGATCCGGCTGGAGCCCAATGGCATCACCTTCTTGAAGCCAGGAGAGGATTTCACCGCGGCCCTGGCCACCGGCAACATCGAGGGCGCCTGGGAGATGGTAAAGGAGGTTCAGAAAGAAGTCCGCACCGGCTACCACGCGGATCTATTCTTGATCTTCTCGGCGAACATCGAGCGCCTGAAAACCGCCACGGAAGCGGAGCTGATCCAGGCCGAGCAGGTTGCCATGATGACGTCATTTCATGGCCGGCTTTCCACGGAGTACATCGAACCCTCGATTGAGGACCTGGTCGCCATCGAACTGGCCACCGGCCGAGCGCCACCGCCCCCGAGGATCCTCCGGGGTCAGATGATCAAGGTCGACCTGGTGAGCCCCCTGGCCCAGCTCCAGAAACGCTACCTGCTTCTGGACAACACCCGCCGCTTCCTGCAGGAGGTCATCGCCCTGGCGGAGATTTACCCGGAGGGGTTGGACAACGTCGACATCAACAACTACCTGCGGAACGCCGCAGATATTTATCACATCGACCAACGCGTCCTCCGAAACCTGGCCGATGTAAAGCGGATCCAGCAGGGCCGCGCCGTCCTGAAGGCCCAGATGCTGCAGCAGCAGATGCAGAACGAACAGGCCCAGGCTCAGGCCAAGGTCTACGCGGCGAGCACCAAGCCGGCCGCCCCGGGCAGCCCCGCGGCCACCCGCAACATCGCCATCCGGCGCAACCCACAGGGCGAGATGGTCGGTGCCCAGATCACGGAGGGACAAGGCAATGGCTAAGGACCTGAAGATCAGTAACAACTTCGTGAACATCGAAGCGGATGCCGCAAAGGTCCGATTCAACAACGGCTATCTGCGCATCTATCAAGGCACCAAACCGGCCAGTGCGGATGATGGGATCGGTGCCTCCACCCTCCTGGCGGAACTCCGCTTCGCGGCCACCGCCTACGCCAGCCAGGTCAACGGCCTGATCACCATGAACGCGCTGACCAAAGAGGATTCCGCGCCCGCCGGCGGAACGGCGCAGTGGTACAGGAGCCTGGAGAGCGACGGCACCACGGTGATCGGAGATGGCACCTGCGGCGTCACAGCGGGAGGATTCGACCTGGAGATGCCCACGACTACGATCGTAGTCGGCCAGGAGGTCACCTGCTCGAACTTCACCCACACCGTGACCAAGGGCTAAGGCGATGCTACTACTGGGAACCACCGATAAGCTGCAGCTCGTCACCAGTGCCGCAATCGCCATTGACGTTACCGCGCACTTTGTAGACAGCGGAACTCCACCGACCCCGCAGAACCCGCAAGTCACGGCGATCAGTACAGCCACCACCACGGACATCGTCGCCTCGCCGGCCTCCGGGCAGCGCAACCTACAAAGCCTGCTGGCGCGGAATAAGGGCGCTTCGAGTGACGACCTGACGGTCGTTCTGAACCGCAGCGCCACGACCTATGAATTGTTCAAGGCTACGCTGCAGGCCGGCGAGACGCTATCCTATCTCGATGGTGTAGGATTCCAGGTCCGGGATGCCAACGGAGCGGTCAAGGTCGCGCAGAGCGGATCGGGTCGATGGCTCAAGACGACGGTACTGAGCGCGGGGACTACGTTCACCACAGGGCCAGAGACGAAGACTATTTTTGTACGCCTACTGGGAGGAGGCGGCGGAGGTGGAGGTTGCACTTCTGTTGCCAGCGCCGCCTCTGCTGCCGGCGGCGGAGGTGCCGGCTCCTATGCCGAGAAAACTTTCACAGTCACTCCAAATACCAACTACACCTATGCCATCGGCGCGCTGGGAGCTGGCGCGTCAGGCGCGGCGGGAGGCAACGGAGGCAGCACAACTTTCGCAGTCGGTGCCACTACAGTCACAGCGCCGGGAGGAACCGGCGGTCCTGTGGCTACAGCTTCCACGGCGCTCACGGCCTATGCGGGCGGTGCCGGGGGGGCAATTGCCACAAATGGAGATCTCAACGGTGCAGGTGCGGGCGGGGATGGCGGCAAAACATTGATTGTGGCTACACCCGTTATTGGTTCTGGCCAGGGTGGAAGCAGCCCATTCGGGAGAGGCGGAATAGGTATTACGGCCGTGGGTGCCGGAGTTGCCGCTATCGGATTCGGATCTGGCGGCGGCGGTGCGGCTACGGGAGCATCGACGGTGCGCACCGGAGGCAACGGAACCGCTGGCGTGATCGTCGTGGATGAGTACGCATGATAGGCTGGTTCAGTCCTCTCCTTCGCGTCGAAGGCTGGTTTGATCCTCTCGTTATCACAGAGGGCTGGTACGACCAAGAAAATATCCAGCCCGCCGGCGGAGCCGGATCCACCGCAGTCACCGTCGCCCAGGCGCAGGCCAAACAGCAGCAGGATGCCGACGCGATCACCGCCATGCCTGTCGTCGGCTCCCAGGCGCAGGATCCGCAGCAACAGCAGGCCAGCGCGGTCACCGTCACGCCGATCATCGTAGCGCAGACTCAAGACCCGCAGCAGCAGGATTCGGATGCTGTCACCGGAGCCGCTGCAGTCGTAGCCCAGGAGCAGGAGCGACAGGAGCAGGATGCTGAGGCGGACGTCCACGATCCGATCATCTCCACGGACGTCACGGTTGCCCAGGACCAAGCCGAACAGCAGCAGAGCGGCGTTCTCGAGCCCCAGGCCCCCGCGGTACCCGTCTCCGGCGGCTACTACAGCACCCGCGTTCTGCCGGACACGCGCCGGCAGCCTGAACGAAAGAAGAAGGCCAAGCCGCAGAAGATCCCGCACGGCTTGAGCTGGCCGGAGAAATGGCCGGAGACGACCTCCGAGATCCTGCCGCCTTTGCAAGTGAGCATCGACTGCGCGGTCGACCAGGAGCAGGCCCGACAAGAGCAGCAGGGCCAGGCGAAGACCGCGCAGGGCTGGGAACCGTTCGACTACCAGCCGGAAGCATTCAAACCCGAAGCGATTCGACTTCAACCGCCGCCGGCGTTCCGAAAGGCCCCGGCAAGACCGGCCGCGAGCTCGCCGGCTCGCCAGCCGGATGCTATCCGGGTATCCCGCAAGGGACCCGGCGGCGGGTTTTCAAAGCGCGAAAGCGAAGAGGAGGAATTGCTTGTCCTCATTTCAGCCGACGAGTAACGCAGACCCCAAGGCTATCGTGGCCGTGCTCTGGCATGAGCGCCAGTGCAACATCGTTATCGACACAACGAAGGACCGCCGCGGGATCCAGGAGATCCTCGAGCAGGCCAAGAAGATAATCCGCGGCATGATCCGACAAGACAGGAGGCACATACGGCGCCCCCGCTGACCCGCGAAGACCAACAGGACAAAGAAGACCAACTCGCCGCTATCCAGGAGAAGGAGCGCCGGCGCCAGATATTCATCCGGGCTGCGAACACGCAAGACGGCAAGATCCTGGTGACCTGGTTTCTCAACGAATGCGGAATGCGGGCGACCGACCCCAAGGCGGTCCACCCGGAGCTGATTGCATTGGGCAACCGTCTTCTGGTAGAACTTGGAGTGATCCATGAGACGCAGGACGCCAACCTATACGTGATCACCGAGAAGCTACTGGAGGCATCGAACAACGACGATCTCAACGCGCTGCGCAAGGCCGCAGAAAAATAACGAGGAGGATCGAATGGATCCGGAAAAGTTCAACGTTCACCTGCAGTGGTTTGGAGATCCACCCCCAGACCCGTCCCCGGGAGGGCCTCCGAAGCCCGGCGACCAGGTCCCGGTCGCCTACGCTTCGCAGCTCTCTCCGGAGCAGCGCAAAGACGAGCGGCTCATGGGGGCCCTGAAGGCGCACCCCCGCATGAGCGACCTGGTGCGCTCCTGGGACGAGGGCCAGCAGCGTCTGGCGCGCGCGATTGTCGTGCCCAACGCGCAGAAGCCGGATGCGGCGGAGATGAAAACTTTCCGCGAGGCCATGGGCCTGCCGGATAAGCCGGAGGACTATCCGCTGAACACCGCTGCCTATAAAGACGTTCAGGGCATGGAGGAAATCGTCAAGGTGGTCCGCGAGCGGGCCCTGGACATGAGCCTCTCCAAAACCCAGGCCCAGAAGCTGCTGGATACCCTGATGGGCATGAGCAATGCCGGACGCGACCAGGTGCTCAAGGCCCGGAAGGATGCCGCGGAGAGCTACGACGCCAGGCTGCTGGAGGCCGTGGGCAAGGAGGAGGCGAAAGCGACCGCGGCCAAGAACCTCCTCCGCTCCCACATGATCCGGTTGGGTACGAACGCGGAAAAGCTGGGTAAGGGGAAAGGGGAGGCGCTGATGCGGAAGATCGCCGATAGCGGCCTGCTCTACGACCCCACCTTCGCTCTGGTCACCGCGGAGATCGCAAGCATGCTGGGCGAGGAGAAGATGGTCAAGGGCGGTGGCGGGGCCGGCGAGGCCGCGCCCAAGCCGCAGGGCGGCCAGGGCCACTACAGCCCAGAGTTCCAGGCGACCTTCGGCAAGCGCCCACAGAAAGGAGCATGATGATGGACCTACTCGACGACATTCTCGCCCATCTTCCCAAGCCCGCGCCGAACACCCCGCCGGCAGCGCCCCCAATCACTCCGCCGGCGACTCCCCCGGCCACGCCACCCGCAGCCGCCCCGGCCCTGGGAGAAGACGGCAAACCGTTGCCACAGAAACCCGCAGGCAAGACCATCCACACCTATGGCGATCAGTTCAAGAAAACATTCGGTGAGCGCAAGACTTGACAAGTTATCGTCACCTCTGATAGGACGAGATGACGATACGTTAGCCGGAGGGGGGACAGCCGCTCGTTGAGCGGTCCCTCCTCCAAAAAGGTCACGCGCCAGTGACCAGCGGAAGGCTGGGAACGGACGCGCCGAAAATAGACCTGATACGAGCCGTCCCACGAAACCGGGCAGGGAGTAAGGGGACACCCGACCAGGGGACAGGACGGCCGAACCCGCCAGACCCGAACCCGCACCACACTTGAAGTCAGGAGATGGCAATGGGTGTCATTGTCAACAACCAGAACCTGACGTGGGCGGAAACTGCCAAGAGAGAGGGATTCGACGACGCGGCCGCGGTTCTTGGGGAGCTCGGCCAGATCAACGAATTCATCGACGAAGTCCCCTGGTATCCCTCCACGCACGGTATCTACAACAAGCAGCTCCAGGCCAAACGCCTGGGCAAAGGCGCCTTCTCCAAGGCGTATGCTGCGATCACCGCAATCGCCAGCCAGGCCGACCTGATCACGGAGCCCGTCAAGATGTACGAGGGCGACAGCCAGGTCGATGAGCGCGTTTTCCGCGGAGTGCAGGACGCCTACAAGGTCCGGGATTCCGAGGACGCGATGAACCTGGAAGGGCTCACGCAGGACTGGATGACGCAACTCGTGTACAACAACGAGGGCGATTATCCCGATTCCTTCAAGAGCATCACCCGCCGGAGAAACAAGCTCGTCGCCGGTAGAACCTGGGCAGCCGGCGGATCTGGCGGAGATACCAGCTCCATCCTGCTGTTCGAGTTCTCCAAGCGCGGCTTCTTCCTGGCATATCCGCAGGACGCGGCCGTTGGCCTGGTCAACGAGGACCGCGGCAGGCATCTGGTTCCGATCCCCACGGGAACCGGCAGCATGTGGGCCTGGTGCCGGCACTACGAGATCTGGGCCGCGATGGTGCTCCGGGACGACCGGGCGCTGCAGCGCATCGCCAACATCGAGACGGCCGGGGCCTCCAACATTTTCAGCCCCGCTACCTTCATCAAGGCGAAGAACTATCTGCCCATGGTGGGGCAGAACGCCGTGGCCTTTTGCAACCGCACCCTGAAAGCCCAGATCGACAACGACGCCTATGCCAAGACCAACGTCTGGTTCAGCGTCGTCGAACTCGAGGGCTACGGGCCCATCACCCGGATCGCGGGCATCCCGCTACGGATGATGGAGGCCCTGATCGACACCGAAGCCACGGTGGCGGCATAAGGAGGAAAGGCCATGAGAAGCACACTGGAAGGATTCGGCGATATCTCCCTCGCCACCAAGGACACCGACGTTTACAGCGCCGACGAGCTGGATTGGAACACCATCGACGCCAGGGCCCTGCGGTTCAAAGCGAACGCGGGGGTTACCCTGTTTCACCGGAGCTCCATGGAAGGTCCGGAGGTAGTGTTCACCGCAAAGGCCGATTTCGTCTCGACCGATGGGTTCATCCCCTTCGTCACGAGCGATCCGACCATAAACAGCACGACCAAGCACATCACCGGCCCCCAGGTCGATACCGTGCTGGGCGTCGCGCCCGTAAAGGGCGTGGCCTGGGTGCTCCCGTTGCCGCATTACTGGTCCCGGTACATGCGCGCAGGCGCCACCCCGAAGAGTTCCGGCACCTTCACGGCGAAAGTGGTCCACGCTCACCTCGAGTATGGGCCGATCGACAACGTGTAAAGAGGAGCCGGAAGAAAGAGAACAAGCCCCGGGCAATGACGCCCGGGGCATTTTTACAGAAGGAGACCCCTATGGCACGTTATCTTTGCAACGACAGATTCTTCAACGACCGCCTGTACTACGAGGGCGAAGTCTATGACCTGGAACCCTCCGAAGTGAAGCGCATCACCGCCAGCCGGCAGATGCACCACCTCCGCGCCCTGCAACCCGAGCTCGCGGAGCCCTCCGCGCCGAGCGCGGATCCCCTGGATGAGCTGGCCAAGAACCTCACGAACCTGAACGCCGAGGAGCGTGAGGGCCTGAGCGATCGGCTGCACAAACTGGAGCAGGCCAAGGAGGAGAAGGTGGCGGAAGCGGACAAGACCACAGAGGCGGCCACCCAATCCGGCACACCGCCCTACAGCGGGCCCGCCACGGAGGGCCAGGCTAAGCCCGTTACCCGATCGGAACTCGAGGCGTTGGCCGAGAAGAAGGGCATCAAGACCACGGGCCTCACCAAGGCACAGATCGCCGAGAAGCTGGCGCAGGCCGCACCCGGCGCCTAAAGCCGGAACACCATGGCTGATTTCGTCTACCCTTCGGGCTGGACGGACGTCGCCAATCAGGCGCTCTCACATCTGGGAAGCAAAAGGATCAACAACCTCCTGGACGGGAGCGCCCTGGCCAATTCCTGCCAGCAGTTCATGGGCCGCGCCATCGAAGACGTCTACGGCGTAATCGATTGGCAGGCGGCCACGAAGCGGCTGAAGCTGGAACGCCTGACTGAAGCGCCAGCCTACGGCTTCGCCTACTATTACCAGCTCCCCGGCGATTACATCCGCATGATGGTCCGCGATTCCGTTGACGTGGGCGGCGCCACCTGGGCTATCGAACAGGACCGCCTGGCCACTGACGCGGAGGAAGCCTTTCTGCGGTACATCGCCCGGCCGGCGGATCCCAGCAAGCTGCCAGCCTACCTGCGCCAGGCCATCGAGGTCTGGCTGGCCATACTCCTTAGCATTCCCCTGGCCAGCTCCGACGAGCGCAAGGCAATCGTCCTGGCGCTCTGGAAAGACAAGAGAGACCTGGCCGAGGCCGCGGATGCATCGGCCAGACAGCAGGAAGAACCGCCCCAGTATTGGGACGAGCAGAGGTAGAGCATGCAGCAGCTCACCACGCTCACTAATAACCTGGGATCCGGGGAGATCAGTCCGAAACAGGAAGCCCGAGTCGACAGCATCGCCTACCAGACCGGATGCCGCACCATGAAGAACGCCCTCCCCATGCCGGGGGGAGGCTTCCGGCGCTTTCCGGGGACCTACTTCGACGGCTACGGCTACTCGAGCGGCACGAAGAAAGGCCTGCTGTTCTTTTTCCCAGCCAAGAGTGGAGCCATCTACACCTGTGAGTTCAGCAACCTGATCGTCCAGTTCTGGAAATCCGATTTTACCAAGCTGCAATACTCGGCCGCGGACTTCACCCTGGCCCACACCCTTCTTGAGGCGGAACTATTCGAAGCCCAGATGAAAGTGATCAACGGGGAGCTGTGGATCGTCCACCACAACCATCTGGTGCAGAAGATCGCCGAGAGCAGCCCGGCCCCCCTGGCTATCAGTACCCCGACCTTCACCGGGGCTCGCACCTTCTCGGCGACCGGGGATTACCCATCGGTGATCGCAGTCGTCGCTGCCCGGCTGATGTTGGCAGCTACGGACAACGAAACAGAGACTTATTTCGTGAGCCGGGCCCCGAATGCGGCTACTGGAATCTATCGCCTGACGGATTTCACTACCGGGACCAACCCCGACGACGCCATTATAGGATTCGCCACCGACGGCCTGGGCAGCCGGATCCGCTGGGCGGAGGCCCACAAACGTGTGGTGGCAGGGTTGGACCAAAGCACCTACGCCGACGCGGGAGGCTTCCCCACCGCCGGCAGTTTCTACCTGGACGCCATCGGCTACGAAGGCGTTGCGACCCTGCAGGCAGCGAAGTTGAAAAACTACGTCCTCTATGTCGGGGCGCCCTCGCCCAGCCTTCATCTTCTGGCCTACTCGCAGGAGGGAGGCGGCTTGATGGACGTCGACGTCACCCGGGAACACGATCACATCCTGAAACCCGGCGTGAAGCAGCTCGCCGCGATGATCAGCCCCCACAGCATCCTCTTTGCCGTTCGCACGGATGGAGTACTGGTCAGCGCCACCTTCGACCAGGAGCAGGCCGGGACCACCTATGTGGGATTTGGTCGGCAGTACCCTGCCGATAGCGGAACCTTAGAGAGCGCCGCGGTCATGCGCACCCCCTCCGGAGACATCCTGTGGCTGGAAATAAAACGCGGCACGAAGTACTGCATCGAGCACATCCGGATCCTGGAAGACGACGATTTTAGCGAGATCCATTACGTCGATTCCGGGATCCGCTGGGTCGGCGCCGAGACCGACACCGTCAGCGGCCTGGGGCACCTGGAGGGAAAGACCGTTCACGCGATCGCGGACGGCGCCAGCATGCCGGCAGTTGTGGTTTCCGGCGGCCAAGCCGTCTACGCCAAGACCTTTACCAAGATTCATGTCGGCCTGCCCTTGCCGGTCGGCAGCGGCGCGATGGAAGTCACCCCCACCCGGCCCGAGCTGCAGGCCAACTTCACCTGGCAAGGAAAGAAGAAGCAGGTCGTACAGACCATCCTGCGGATGTACAACAGCTACGCCGGCAAGGTGGGCGCGGACCTCGACAGCCTGCAGAAGATCGTTTATACGGGCCTCCCGGACCAGCCGCTGGGAGAAGGGCCGGCGCCGTTTACCGGAGACTATGAGATTCCCCTGGCCGGCAATATCAGCCCGGACGGCACGATCACGATCGTGCAAGATGAACCATTTCCGCTGACGGTGCTGGGCATGATCACGCGCTTAGCACCGGTGGAGGCATGAGATGGGTCTGCTGGACCTGGCATTTAACATCTTCAAGTTCGGAAAAGAACAAAAGCAGCGCAAGGAAGAACTCAAGCTGCAGGCCACCTTGGGCCTGGGAGAAACTAATATCCAACTCGCGGAAGCCGGAGCCAAGAAGGGCGCCCTCGAGGGATTCCTGGCGAAGATGCCCACCGCGCTGCAACCCATCCAGGGAGGCACTACCGGGGATATCGAATTTGACACTCAATACCGCGCCCTGCTGCAGAACTACGGCAACATCAACGTGCTCGCTGGGCTGACCGGCCAGGTAGGAGCTGCCACCAGCCAGGCCCTCGGCGGGGAGGCGGAGCAGCAGGTGGGAGGATTCGTGGAGACGCAGAAGGAGATCGCCCAGCGCCAGATCGATATCTACGGCACGACCCTGGAGAACTTGGACGTGGCCAAGGAAGCCTATGAAGACGTCCTGGGATTGGGCGGGCGGCCGTCCATTGGATCGAAGGTCTCTGGGCCGGGAAGAGTGGGGGTTCGATAATGGCGCTGCCAATTTTCCAAGTCGACTATAGCCCGATCTATTCCGCTTTCAATTCCCTGCGCGGGGCCAAGGGAACGCAACTCGCGGAGAAACACCGGAAGGAGGACGTCGGCGTCGCGGCGCTCGGTTTCGTCCTCGAAGGCGCGGAAATGATCGGCGAGGCCATCGTCGCGGCCGTCACCGGGGTGAAACTCGCAGAGGCCAAGAAAGGAGCTATGGCCAGGGATCAGGTGGCCCAACAGAAAGCCCGGGAGCTCGTCTTCAATAACGATTACGAAATCATCAGCACACCGATTCCGGGTCGTCCCGAGATCCCCTATTCTTCTGGGGAGGGACAGCAGGCCGCGGAACTTTCCACAAGAACAGAATATCGATCCTTGAAACTCGGAGCGAAGACAGGGGACTTCGATGCCTGGTTCAACACCCAGCAGCAGGAGATCGAGGAAGAATACAAGATGTTTCCCAAGATCAAATCCTGGGCTCTCGATCAACTGTATGCCAGCTACGACACGGCCAAGCGCGTCGCCACCGATACCCTCGAAAACAAGGCCCTGCAGGACATCTCCCGCATCGACCAGCAGTCCATCACCCATTCGGTGGACCAGGCCATCCGGCATGAAAACTTTGCCCTGGTCGATGCCGCCCTATCCGGATCCCAGAGTTTGACCCCCGACATAAAAAACGCGATGCGCGGAGATCTCCTCCTACAGTACGATCTGGGCATCCAGGGCAAGCGGCTGCGCGAGACGGTCGGGGCGCAGGGCTATGCCGCCGGCATGGACCTGATCTCCTCCTGGGAAGGCGCCAGCGAGGTCAACGCAGAGCAGGCCGAGAACTTCCGCAAGGTAGCTCTCGGCGCTGCCGGCCAGGTCGCCTCCACTTTCCAAGACCAGGCCACGACCCAGTTTTACGAGCAGATCACCGGGGGCAAGGACCCGGAGGCCGCCATGCAATCGGTGCTGCAGGCCGTCCCCATGCCCTACCGCGGCCAGACCGAGAAGATGGTGCGTGCCGACTACAACGAGAAACTCCGCATCGAAGACGAGAAAGCAGATAAGGAGATGCTGATCATCAACAACGTCCAGCCCAAGAACGGAGCGGCGCTGCTGAAAGCGCTGTACAATCGCGAGAATAACTACGCCGGCCGAATGACCACCTCGACCTATACTTTCTGGGAGAATTACGGAAACCGCCTGATGGCCGCCGAGGGTAGGGGCGGAGAAGATGATGGCACCACCCCCGCCGGCTTGCGGGCCATGGACGAGGTCCTGCGCCGGCCCTGGCAGACGAAGAGCGACAAGATCAAAGCCTTTCAGCGGATCAGTCAGCTCCGGGATCCCGACACCGGAGAATTCTGGGTGGGCCCAACCGTGATGAACCGCTACCTCAATTACGCCAACTCCGATGTGTACTACCAGCCGGTGGTCGTTGATTCCCTGGAGCGCATCGACAAGTTCTTCGATGCCGCGGAGAAGAACAGCGGTAAGGACATGACCCTCACCCGCCAGCAGGTGAAAGAAGCCTTTTCCAAGAAGCTGCAGACAGTCTACCAGGCCACGAAGGCCCCCAAGGATACGGACGTTGAGGACATGGTCGACGGCCTGCTGAACCCCTACAAGAAAGAGATCACCCCGGCGCCCGACGAGGCCGGCCGCCTCGACCGCCGCACCCGGGCTGCCCGCCTGCGGCGCGAGAGCGAAACGCGCTGGATCACCGACAAAGAGCGCTCCTCCCTGGCGGAGTACGACAGAGAGGCGCTGCTGGAATTGTACGGAGTAGGGGAGGGCACCGTGCAGATCGTGGGCACGGCGGTCGACGAGAGAGGCCGGACCGTTTTCGCGATCACCGGACTCAATCCGCGGGATTCCAAGAAGCCCTACACCTACCGTTTCGGGCTGGATCCGAAGGGCAATCAGCAGCTCGAGTTCGAAGACGACAGCATCCCGCCGAAGTTCATCCCGGCTCCGATCAAGACCAAGGAACAGATCGCCCGCGAGAACCTCGAGCTCAAGCGGCGGGAAAGCGCGGCCAAGGAGGAGGAAATCCGCAGGGCCGCGGCCGCGGTAAAGACCATCGCGGACGTCAAACGCGAAGCCCAGCGCCTGGGCACCACACCCGAACGTCTGGGCATGGCCGCGATCGGCGCCGAGTTGGGCACGAGTCCCGGAGAGGCCCTCTATCGGCTGGAGACTCTGCTGCCGCGGCAGTTCCGCACTAAGCAGGCCACCGCCGAGGACGTCCGCGCCGCCGCGAAGAAGACCGGAATCTCGGAGGCCTCCGCCTACGGGATCCTGCGCAGCCAAGGCATCCAGGTGCTGGAGTAACGCATGGCCGATATCTGGGAACGCGCCAAACCGACCGATCTCTCCACTTTCGGGGCCGGGATCTACCGACCGCCGGAACTCCCCGAAGAGGATCCCAACAAGATATGGGCGAAGGCCGCGCCCACAGACCTGCGCACGATGACCAGCGCCGGCGCAGCCCAGGCGGATCCCTTCTGGGCGGAGTATCGCGCCAGTCGCTACGCGGAAAGCTACCAGGTCATGAAGAGCATGGCAGAGGTCCAGTACAAGGACCGCCCCGAGAAGCAGCAGGAGGAGATGCAGAAGATCCAGCTCTCCTTTTACATCGGCGACCGACTCAACGTGCCGGCCGAAGACGTCTACGGAGGCTGGGATTCGCAAGGCCGCAACCCCTACGCGGAAACCTACTTCAAGAGCACCGAGATGCCCGCCACCTACGCCGGCTACATGAAAAACGAGGCAGAGCGGGCATTCAGGCTGTACGCGGCCACCAACCAGGCCAGCGAGATGATGCTGGGACCTTTCAACCGGGAGAAGCTCGACGCGCTGCAGGCTACCCTCGACAAGATCCCGCCGGAGATGGTCACCCGGGACCAGGGCGCCCTCTGGAATTTCGTAAAGCGCGTACCGGCTCGGGCCCTGGCCCAGGCTCCCTACCTCCTCGACATGGGTCTGGCTGAGCTGGTCGTCGGAACCGTGGGGGCCGGCATCGGCGGCCTGGCCGCGGGTCCCGCGGGCGCAGCCAAGGGATTCCTCTGGGGCCGGCGACTCGGCGGCCTGGCGGAAGGCACCCGCCTCGATGCCGCGCAGATCTTCATGGACGCCATGACCTACCCGGATCCCAACACAGGCAAGCCGCTCTACCAGGTGGTCCGGGACCCGGAGGAACTCTGGGCCCTCGCGCAGAAGACCGGCTTGGCCGGCGGCGTCCTGACCGGC